CGCGAAAGTGCTGTCGGCCACGCCCAAAGACGACGTGAAACAGCGACTCGGGCGCTCGCCGGACCATCTTGATGCCGCGCTCATGGCGGCATGGGCGCGGGAGGCCGACCCCGAAACCGACGACCGAATCAGCAACCCGGTGTTTGGACTCTGATATGACACGACTACTCTCCACGCCGACGAACGGCGACGCCCCGACGGCCAACGACGACTTTGACCAGTCGCTTCGCGTCGCAATTGCGCGGCAGTTGGGCGAATCTGGTTTTCAAGACCGCTCGCGTTACGACGCCTTCGGATGGGAAAAAGACCCTGACGAGGAGGAATACGCCGCACTGTACCTCCGCAACCCCTTCGCCGCCGGGATTATTGACAAACCAGCCCAACTCGCATGGCGCAACGCCCCGACCGTCACCGACAGCGACGACGACACCGAGGACACGGCGTTTACCGAATCAGTCCAGAAACTCGCGCGGAATCACAACGCATGGACGTATGCGACCCGCGTGCATCGAATCGCTGGCGTCGGCGAGTTCGCGCTGCTGTTCGTGGACTTCGATGACGTGGGTGACGACATGAGCGCGCTCGCAGACGAACCCGACCTGTCGAACCCGTCGCTGGATGACATTCGTGGGTTCAGGGTGGTGCCACAGTTCGCCGTCGACGAAATCGACTACGGCGACTTCGGCAGCGAGCGGTGGGGCGAACCCGAACACTATCACGTCGACTGGACCGAGGACCTCGACGACGACACCGAGGACACGACTGGGGGCGCGCGCATCCATCACTCGCGCGTGGTCGAAGTCCCGAGCAAACCGCCGACGATGGGCGAGTTCTCCAGCCGCCCGCGCATGGAACCACTCTTGAATCCGCTGTACGATATTGAGAAGGCGATGGGGAGCGCCGCCGAAGTCGCCTACCGTGGCGCGGACAAGGGCCTGCATATCAACTTTGACCCGAGCGAAGTTGACCCGAACGCGGTGACTGGCGACAGCGGTCTCAAGAACAACATCAGCGAGTGGTATCACGGCCTGCAACCGACGCTCAACACGGTGGGCGGCGAAGTGAACGACCTCGGTGGCGAGATTCCCGACCCCTCGCCCGTACTCGACAGCGAACTCACGGCAATCTCGGCGGCGACGGGATTCAGTAAGCAGTTCATCGAAGGGGCCGCCGCCGGTGAAATCGCCAGTAGTGAGACGAACCTGCGCGAAGACCTTGGCGAAGTCGCCGAACGACAGGAGCAGTACGTCACGCCGTACATCGTCCGCCGCCTGATTCAGACGCTCGTGGACGCCGGTATCTTGCCGACGCCACGGGACGGCGACTACCGCGTGACGTGGCCTGACCTGTTCCAGATGAGCGCCGAGGAAACCGCCACCGTCGAGCAGAAACGCTCGCAGACGGCCAAGAATCTCGGCATCATGGGCGACCCGGCGAAGGAATACGTCGAATCGGGCAGTTTCCCCGAGGAATCCGCCCCGGCCATGCCCGCCGTGGACGAATCCAACCCGGCGGTGGCCAACCAGTTCGACGCGCTGTCGGGGAATGAAGACGACCCTTTTGGGGACATCCCGGTCATCCCTGACGGCTTGACTGAACTCACGCGCCCGTGGCTGGTCCGGTGGGCAGAGTGGGTGGCGGCGGGTCGGCCCGAAGTGACGCCCGTCAGACAGCGCGCTAATGACTTCAATCCTGCACTCCACCCACGCGACCCCGACACGGGCCAGTTCGTCGAACGGTCGTTTCAGGTGCCCGACGATGCGCCCGACTTTGGCGACATGAGCGCGCCCGAAACCCTCCAGTATCTTGACGACAACGGCGCTGACGTGAGCGGCGTGCTGGCACCGGACTCAGGCGTGACGATTGACGGCATGCACACCCGAGGGTTGGGGAAGCGGTGCGTTACAAGAATTTGAACAAAGTGAGGAAATCGCGGATGCGTTGGCTAATGACATTGGCCGGGAAGTGGAACTATCACGGTTTAGCCCGGAACGCGCAGAAGAAATCGCTTCTAATTTACGCGATTTAGGTATTGAGGATATGGATGACCCGCCGAGGGTGATAGCAGACAGAAATTTTGACGACGTTTTTGACGGTGGCGCAGGGCAAGCAAGGCCAAGAGACGGCGATACACCGCCAACAATATTATTAAATCCCAAGAAAGCCGATAAAGATAGGGCAGAAATGCTTGAAGATGGTTGGCGAGCGACTGGTTCAATGGGTGAGGTTGCCACCCATGAATTTGCTCATATCCGCGATTTTCAATCAGAAACCACCCAAAGACAAATGGAAATTTGGCGTGGTAGTAAATTAGAAGCTGAAATCAAAGAACAAGTATCAACGTACGCCACATCTAACAAGCTTGAGTTCATAGCTGAAATGTACTCCGGAATATATCATGGAAATATTGAAGTCAATGAGTTAGATGACGAAGTGATAGAGTTATACAAATCACTCAATGGTCCGCCGGTCCCTGGAAAAACACTCCCGAAAAACGAACCTTAACACACAACCCAACTATGCGCGAAACATTACCCAAAAACGAAGTCGAAAAACTCCCGCCGGAGTTACAAGCTGAGGTAGAACACACGAACAAACTCATCCAACAATCAAAACTCACGAACAACGCCACCGTTACCATGTCGGGCGAGATTCCCGACCGCTACTTGGACGAGTTCGACGAGGATGATTTCATCCCACCCGAGCGCGCACAGGCGAAGGCCCAGCGGATTCTCGACATTCGGGCGGAACACGATAACGTGAACGGCGGCACCGACACCGGGTGGAGTCGTGCCGAACAGATTGCCGCCGGTATCCCAATCCCGCCCGACGAGGTGCAACAGATTAGCGCGTGGTTCGCCCGGCATCCCAAGAGCGAAGCCAGCGACGCCCCCGACGACGAACCGTGGACGGACAACGGGTGGACGGCGCGGATGCTCTGGGGGTGGGACCAAGCGAAGCGATGGGCCGACGCGCTGAGTGAGCGACTGGATGCTTTTGAGGAGCAGACCGCGAACGATTTTGAACCGGAATTACATCCACGGGATAGTGAGGGGAAATTTGCCGAGATTGGTGAGTCGCTGAGTCAAATTTCTGACTTAGCGGCCGAAGTCCAGAACGGCGAAACCGCCGACAGAGTCGCCCGCCGTAAAATGGAGGGCTTAGTCCGCGACGAGACTGGCGTCAGTACATCACTCCGGACACTTCCCGGCGAAATTGAAAAAGCGGCGCGTGCTTCACAGGAGATGATACGCCTCGGCGAGAGTGAGGACTTGAGCGGCTTAGATGAATTCCGTGTCTCAAGTACGTCGGATGACCTAAAAGGACTCCGCGGCGTCGCCTCGGGACGTTACAAGATTCGAGATAAAAAAATCATACTCAACCCCGACCAATTTGAACAAGATGTCATTGACGAGTGGCGTGATAACGACCATACTATCCAAACCGAACCGGAGTCAATTATCCGCCACGAGGTCGGTCATTATCTCCACGGCGAGAAGGTCGCACCGCTAAACCCTGACGCTGATGTGAGTTGGGATGAGGTAGACGGCGAGTTTGACGAGGAGACCGCTGACCGCGTTGAGGAGGTGCTCGGTGAATACGCTGCGACGATGCCGGGCGAGTTCATCGCCGAAGCGTACACTTATCAAAAGGAGGGCGGCGTCTTGCCTGATGACCTGCAAGAGCTTTATTCGACGTGGAACGGCCCGGAGGTAAACTAATGGCAGATAACAACCGCTTAGACTCGCTCCCGACGGCATTAGCACAAGAGGCAGAGTTTATCGGTGACACTTCGGCGGCGTTGCTTGCTGACAACGCCACTCGGTACAGCGAGGGTGACACCGTATCCACACCACAGGGCGTCGGCGTCGTGACTGCCGTCGCAACCGACCCCATCGAAGCGGAAGAAATCGAAGACACGATAGACGCCAGCGACGACTCGCCGACGTACATGGTCGTGGTTGAGGATGCCCGTGTCGGGGCCGACTTCTACAAGGCCAGCGACCTGCACAGTACCGACCTCGAAACCGACGTGGATGACCCGACCGACGGACTGGCAGAGGCCGATAGCGCGAACAGTCTCCGCGAAGCAATCATGGACACGCTCACGGCAAACGACTTCTCGCCGCCCCGGAGTTGGCGACAGTCGAGCACGCCCGCCCGCCTGATTGCACTCGACGCCTTCGCCAGTATGGACGCATCGTTCGACGGGTGCGTGCGAGAGATGCGCGGGAACGTCGCCAGTCCCGACCGTTTCTGTGGCAGTTTTCTGGATTATGTAATTGGAAACGAATACTGGCGCGGGGATTCACCACTCCCGGGTGACTGATATGGCTTGCACACCACAGACGGCGAACGCTACCGCGTCGGGCGACCCGACCAACACCCGGTCACTCCGCGAGTCGTTCATACAGGCACTCGCCCGGCGCGTGCGAACGATTCGGGGATTCATCCGGCGCGGTGTCGGGTATGAAAACGACGCCCTGGACCTGTCGAGTAACGCCGACGTGCCAGAGGAGTTCGACTTCCTTGGCGATTCGGGCCGCGTCACCCAGTTCTATCGGTGGGTTCGTAACGCACTCCGCGAGGAAATCCTCGAAGCGATGCCGGGCCGCGAAGTCGAGCGTGGCGAGCATTGGACGGCGCGCCGAATCAGGGACGCCTACCTGCAGGGGTGGAATCAAGCGACGGGTCTACTCTTTCAGGGCGGCGCGTCAGTCCGCAACCGTGACGACGAGAACGTCCTTCGCCTGCCGATTCCCGAGGCACAACTCCGGCGACTCTACACGCGAGCCTTCGAGGACCTACGGGACATCGCCGCCGACGCCGCCGAAACACTCCGCGAGGAACTGTCGGCGGGACTGGCGAACGGTGAGAATCCACGGCAGATTGCATCCCGCCTGAATCAGGAACTCGAATCAATCACGCGGGACCGCCTTGCCACCTACGCCCGGACGGCGATTGTCAATTCGCACAGTGAGGCGATGCTCGACCGCTACGAGGATGCGGGCGTGGGGGTGGTGAGTCACGGCGAGTGGACAACGGCGGGCGATGACCGGGTGTGTCCGATTTGTCAGGCGCTCGAAGGCCGGGAGTTTACGATTCAGGAAATGCGCAACACGACCTTTGAGCTACCGGGCGTCGACTTTGCGATTCGACTACAGCCGCCCGCACATCCGAACGGGCGGTGTACGGTACTCCCCGTCATCGGCGGGACGCCGCCCGAATCGCCACTTGACGAGCGGCTCCCGAAGCGACCAGCAGACCTCTAACAACTATGACAACCTACCATCTTGTCACCAACAGCATCGACCCGACGCAAGTGCGAGAGACAGACACGGCGTTCGTCATTGAGGATGTACCGTTCATCCGCCCGATGCGACTTTCTGGCGGATACGTCCCCGAACGCTCAATCTCCCAGACTATCAACGGGTGGGCTGGCGCACCCGTCACGCTGACGCACCCGCGTAACGACCGAGGCGAACCCGTGGCGGCGAACCGCCAGCCAGAACTCCACGTCGGACGGGGTGAGAATCCCGAGTACGACGCCACCACGGAAACGGGATTCGTTGACATTCGGGTGGAAAAAGACCGTCTCGCAGAAGTGGACGGTGGCGATACCGTGCGCGAAAAACTCGAATCGGGCGAGGCGTTCGACGTGTCAAGTCAGTACGCTGCCGCCGACTTGCCGCCCGGCGAATACGACGGTCAACAGCGCCAGAACGCCGAGGAAATCGTTCGCCCGGACAGTATCGCCCTCTTGCCCGAGCAACGCGGGCAGTGTTCGGTGGCCGACGGGTGTGGTATCAATCCCGAACTCGTGGCCAATGCCGAGGTGTCTGTGCCGATGACCCGCTCTAACGCACAACATGGCGAGGACACAGACATGACCGCAGATGCAACGTTCGACGTGGGCGAGTTGGTGCGCTGGCAGACAAGCGCGTCGCCGGGCACCGGGCGCGTTGCCGAAGCCGTCACCGAACCCGGCGAGCAGGTGAGCGCCGAGGGGGCCGACGTGACCCGCGAAGCGACCGAGGACGAAGCGGCGTACAAACTCGACAACTGGAACGGCGACCGCTTTGAGATGGGCACCGTCGTCAAGTCCGAGTCCGAACTGCTTGGCGAGTGGGATAACGCCCCCGACGCGGCGATGCAAGCGAACGTCACCGTGCCCGACGAGTATCGCTTCGACAACCCTGGCGAGGCCGTCGAAGCGGCCCAAGAGCTTGGCTTTGAGGGTGCGGGCGACGAGATAACGCACACCCACGGCGAGGGTGCCGACACCGTGTTCATGCCCGGTCCGTCCCACGAGGCACTGGTCGAACGCCTGCGCGAAATGGGTGAACTTTCTGGTAACGCTACGGCGATGGAACTCACGAGTGTCATGCCCGACGACGTGGAGTTCACCGACCGGGAGTGGGACGGGAGCGAAGCCATTGCGGCGATGCCGAACCCGAGTGAGGACATGGCCGCCGCCGATGTGTTGGACCAGACCCACGCCGTTGTGCCTACCGCCGACGGGGCGCGAGACAACAAGGCCAACTGGAAACTCCCGTTCCGGCGCGGGCCGGACGAACCTGTGAACACCCGCGCACTCGTGGCGATTGACGCCGCGCTCTCGGGTGGCCGGGGCGGCGTCGACGGTCTGTCGGATACCCTTGAAAGTGAGGCGTCCGACTGGGTGAGCGAAATGCTGGCCGCCGCGCCGGATGACCTGTTCGGTGCGACCGAGGAACAGTCGGCGAACGTGCTGGCGTCACTGGGGCGCGGACTTGTGGACGCGTTGGGCATCAACATCGGAACGACGGGGGCGGAATCCCCTGTGGACTCTCCCGCTGACGACGACTCTCCAACGACGACAGTGAACAGACAAGACCTCATTGACGACATCACGGCGAACAGTCAACTGACCGAACAGGCCCTGAGCGCGCGGTGCGATGACGGGCTACAGGCGATTCACGAGGACATCATGAGCAACGACAACGACGACACCTCCGGTGACGGGGGCACGACAGACGGCGGCGACATCACGCTCGACGACCTGAGCGACGACGCACAGGATGCGCTTGTCGAGCGCGCCGCCGAACGAATCAAGGCGAATCGAGACGACGAACAGAAGGCAGAACTGGCAGCGGACATCGTTGCCAACAGCGCCGAGTACGACGACACCGACGCGGTGCAAGAGGATTTCCCGACAGTTCCGGCGCTCGAAGCCAAGCGCGACAGCGTGACTGACGCCGGTGCTGGGATACCGAGTCCGGGGTCGTTCGACGGCGTGGCGAACAGCGACGACGACCTGCCGGACGTGTCGAGTGGGATTCTCTCCCAACCCGACGGAGGTGATGACTGATGGCGACCCATTCCGAAACGAAGATTCTCGGTGCGAATGCCGAGTACCACATCCGCGAGGGTGAAGTCGCATCGGGCGAAACAATCTACCCGGGGATGCTCGTGGAGGAGACGGGCACCATCTCCGGCGGCGCGGGCGAACCGACGCCGACGGTACAGCGCGTGGACACCGTCGAACAAACTGAAACGGTCGTGCTGGTTGCACTGACGCCCGACACGCCACCGCACGCCAACGACGCGGACATTCCGCGCCAGCATGAGTACGACGCGGGCGAACACATCGAGTACGCACGCGTCTGGGCGGGCGACATCCAGAACCTCCTGCTGGCGAACGGTGGCGACCTCGGGAGTAGTAGCGACGCAGACATCAGTTACGACGACGCACTCGCGCCCAACGACGACGGCGCGGTGTTGCAGTCGGGCACAGTCGACGCGACGCTGTTCCGTAGTCGTGAAGCAGTGGACAACTCCACCGGCAGCGGGTCGGAAGGGCCGGGCGACATGGCGCGCATCCGCGCGGAGGTGCTGTAAATGAGTACGAACGAATCCATCACCGCCAACATCGGCGGTGTCGACGACCTCGGGCTGAGTACCGACCGCGAACTCCTCCTGATGGAAGCGAATCAGGAGCGACAGGCGAACCGACAGGAGCAGATTCGCGCGAACGCCGTTGCAGAGGCGAAACAACACTGGGGCGCGGACGCCGCCGAGTGGGTCGCCAATTCCTTCGCCGTGCTCGACAACGCCGTCGTTCGTGGCTACCGGATGGGTGGCGGCGGCCCCACGTCGCTGGCGGCGAACAACCAGATTCTCGACTTCGACGAGCACGAACTCCGCGACGACGATGTGCTGCAGGACGTGCGGACGAACCTCACCATGATGGAATCGGTCATGGCCGCCGGATTCACGCGGGACGCCAGTCTCGCTCGCACGGAGTACATCAAGCAGCGCACCGGCCGCTGGCAGAACACCGGGCAGATTTCGATGGACGGGCGCGCTGAATCCACGGGCGACGAACGCAACAAGGAACGCTTCGGCGTCCCCATCCCCATCGTTCACTGCGACTACGAGATTCCGGCCCGCCGACAGCAACAGAGTCAGAACTTCGGCGAATCCATCGAAGACGAACAGGCCGAGGAGTCGGGCCGTATCCTCCGCGAAACCGAGGAAAACCTGTTCCTCAGCGGGTGGGGGCCGACGACGCCCGATTCGCAGGGCAACAATCTCGACCTGTACGGGATTCGGGACTCTACGGTGTCCATCACCGGCAGTGCCACGGGTGACTGGGGCACGGCGGACAACATCAAGGACACTATTGATGCAATCCTGAACGACCTCGAAAGCCAGACTGCCGACAACGACCGTGGCCCAGACCCCGTTGAACAGGGCGCGTGGCTCTGGTACCATCCCAACCAGCGCAGTGACCTGCGTGCCGCCGACCCTGACGGCGACGGCAACATGACGGTCATGACGCGCCTGCAACAGGACTACCCGTACCTCGATATGCAGGCCGCAGGCGAACTCGACGACGGCGAACTCGTCTGTCTCGTGAAAGACCCTCGGTTCTGCCGGATTCTCACCGCGCAGGCCCCGACGAACCTCAGCGAGGAGACGGACATGGGACTCTGCACGAAGTACAAGACGCTGGCGAGCCGCATCCCGTTCTTCAAGACGACGTACAGCGGCGTGAAGGGTGCAGTGTATTACACTGGTGCATAATCCATGCCCGTCTACGAGTGGCAGGGCACCGGCGTGTTTCAGGACCATCGCAACGCGCAAGAAATTGCACCCGGTGAGACGACAGAGTTGCCTGAACACGTCGGCGGTCCCCAACCCGAACTCGTCGAAGTTGACGGTGACGACGAACTCCCAGACCCACCGTTCGACCCCGGTGAGTACAGCGTGAGTGACCTCCGCGAAAAACTCCGCGACGGCGACTACACCGACGCCGAACGGGCCGCGCTCGTGGATGCCGAAGTGACCGGACAGGACCGCGCAACTGCCAAGGACGCGCTGGGGACATAGCAATGGCCGTTGACCCTGACGACGTAAAGCGTGTGCTCAGCGACACCGAGTTGTCGAACACCGACCTGAACGCGCTGATTGATGCGGCGGGGCGATTGTACGACCCGCTCATCTCCGGTGGTAACGTCCCGAGCGACACGCGGGATGACGTGGTGACACGACTCGCCGCGCACCTCGTGGCCACCGGGCCGGAGCGGCAAATTTCGTCGGCGGGCGAGGGCGGCGGGAACGTCTCCTTCGAGGGCGAAACTGGCGAAGGCCTATCGGCATCGACGCACGGACAAATCGCGTTGATGCTTGACCCCACCGGGTCGCTCGGCTCAACGGCAAAACCTGCCGCAGACCTCACCGTGCCCGACGTGAAATCCCGAGACTAATCCATGTCACGCCGTGACCTCCCGAACGCACTTCGGCGCATCCACACAAGCGAGTTGGCGAACACGACAATTGAGGTGTACGAACCCAGCGAGTCCTACGACGACGACACTGGGTTTGACCTCACCTATCCCAACTCGCCAACGGACACGCTGGACGCCCGCGTTGAACAACCGTCCGAGGACCCGCGCGAAAGCGAGGGTGGCACCACCAGCGACGCCGACGCACAGGTGCGCGTGCCTGACGACACTGGCATCCAGTGGACGGACTTCGGCGAGTCTGGCGAAGCGAGTACGAAACTCGTGGATACCGCCGACGGCAGACGGTACGAGGTACAGGCCGTGACCGACACGCACAACGGCTTGCTCGTACTCGACGTGGAGGAGGTGTGATAGTGTGACCTACTCGCTGGATTTGGACGGCGTAGAGCGCGCTATTCAAGAGGTGCGCGAGACGAAAGACGACGTACAGACGACCGCCGAGTTCGTTGTCGGAACTGGGGTTGAGTACAGCATCTATCTGGAATTTGGCACATCCAAGATGGACGCTAAACCGTTCTTCCAACCCGTCATCAACGAGGTGCGACTGCAGGGCGTCGACGGATTCATCGCCCATAACACGCAGACGACTGTCGAAGCGATTGACACGTTAGAGCGTGTGCTGAAAGTGTTGGTCCGGGCAATAGAGCGCCGGGTGAAAGAAGTCATTAAGAACAAAGGACTCATCGACACCGGCACGCTCCGGGCGTCCGTCGTGGCTGTGCCGGGCGATGACCCTCGGGTGTTGCCCGACGCCAGCGAGTTCTCCGGGTTTACGAGCGATTCGCCCGCGCCGCCTGACGCCGGTCGCGCACTCGCCAGTGAGAGTATCCAACTATGACACGGTTGCCCGACACACCGGCCAAACACTTCCGCGACGCGGTACTCAAACCCAACTGGGACGCGAGTATCGCCAAGGGGTTTGACCCCAACAACTCGACGCCCAGTGACGACGAGTTCCTGCCGACGCAAACCAGCATCAACAACGTCGGTGCAGTCTACCCGTCGCTCATCATTCAATTCTCGAATGAAACCAGCGGCGGCGAATCGACGTATGATGCCGTGTCGAACAACGGCCCAGTACAGTTCCGGTCGGGAACGCTCTTGGCGATTGCCCGCGCCGAGGACGGTGGCCGGGAGTACACCGCCGACGCGAATCAGTACAGCGCCGAACCAGCGGAGGACATCGTTGTTGACATCATCGACGCCGTGGAGGACGCCTGTCGCAGTGCGGCGGCGGGCCAATCCTCAGAGTTTCAAGCCGTCGGCAGTCAGCGCGGCCCTGACGCGCCCGATGACACCGACGTAAACCCGCCGGTTCGCATCGCTAACTGCCAAGTGCAGTACACGTACATCCAACGATAATGTGGATACGCAACGAGAATCAGGGAACGAAAGCCCTCAAGACTGAGTGGATGGACGAACCAGTCGCGTTTGCCGACACGGGCACCGCGCAGGTGCCCGCCGACGTAGGTGAACGACTCTGTGACGAGTTTGACGTGATAGTCCCGCACAATCCCGACTGACTGCCGGAAGTAGTCACCAATCACACACTAATGATTCATCGATACCAGCGAGACGGTAGTCTCGCACGGAGGTACGCATGAGTACGAACCGCGCACCCATCGAGTCGGGACTCCAAGACATCCGTCTCGAATGGGTCGAAGAGACAACGCCGGGCGAAACACCCGCAGACCCCGAGTGGAACAAATTCACAGCGTCGGACCTCGTGGCCGATGTGTCCGTGTCGCCGGAACCGCAGTACGAACAGCGACAAGCACTCGGGTTTATCGACGCGCAGTCGAACGACCGGGGCGCGG